AGAGCTTGGACGGCTTGAGGCTAAGTTAGCCGATAACCCCGTTCAAAAACGCACTTCTGGTGCGCCTGAACCGATTTCACCAGTCACCGCCCGAGGGGTGGGTTCTGGGTCTTACGACACGACTGATCCACGGTCTACCAAGACCATGACAACCAGTCAGTGGATTGAGGCCGAAAGAGCAAGGCAAGTGAAAGCGCAACAAGCGCGTAAGTTTTAATTTTGAAAGGTATTTAAAATGGCTAACTCAATTCTCACCATTGACATGATCACAAGGAAGGCTTTGGAAATCCTTGAAAACAACCTTGTGATCACCCGCAACGTGAACCGCCAGTACGATGACAGCTTCGCTGTCAACGGTGCCAAGATTGGTTCTACCCTGCGTATCCGCCTGCCTGACCGCGCTTTGGTTACTGACGGCGCAGCCCTTCAAGTTCAGGACGATAACGAGCAGTTCACGACCCTGACCGTGGCAAGCCAGAAACACATTGGCGTGAACTTCACTTCCGCTGAACTGACCATGCAGATGGACGACTTTGCAGACCGGGTACTGAAACCCCGTATCTCGCAGTTGGCCTCCAGCATTGACGCAGACGTTGCCAACGCCTACAAGTCGATCTACTCGACCGTCGGCACTCCTGGCACCACGCCATCTACTTCTTTGGTGCTGTTGCAAGCCCAGCAGAAGTTGAACGAAAACGCTGCCGTGATGTCGCCGCGCTACGCTACCGTCAACCCTGCCGCCAACGCTGGCCTAGTTGAAGGCATGAAAGGCTTGTTCAACCCAACCGACACCGTGTCACGCCAGTTCAAGAACGGCATGATGGGTACTGGTGTTCTGGGTTTTGAAGAAGTCAACATGAGCCAATCCATCAAGGTTCACACCACTGGCTCACGGTCTACGACTGATACGATTTTGGTCAACGGCGCTGTCTCCACCCAAGGTCAATCGACGATCAACCTTGACGGCGGTACTGCATCGGCTACGATTGCTCAGGGTGACGTATTCACCATTGCCAACGTGTTTGCAGTCAACCCACAGACCCGTGAGTCCACTGGTTCGTTGCAGCAGTTTGTTTGCACCTCTACCGCCACTGCATCTTCTGGTGCTTGGACGAGCGTTGCAATCAGCCCGGCAATTTACACCAGCGAAAGCGCCCTGGCTACCGTCAACAGCTTCCCCGCTAATGACGCTGCCGTGACGTTTGTTGGCACTGCTTCTACCGGCTATCCGCAGAACTTGGTCTACCACAAGGACGCCATTACGTTTGCTACCGCCGACCTGTTGCTGCCCCAAGGCGTTGACATGGCTGCTCGCGCAAACCACAACGGCATCTCGCTGCGTGTTGTTCGTCAATACGACATCAACAACGACCGTATGCCTTGCCGGATTGACGTTCTGTACGGCTTTGGTACCATTCGTCCTCAAATGGCCGCCCGTATCTGGGGCTAAATTGAATGGGGCTTCGGCCCCTTTCTTCGTAACATCTTTCAAAGGAAATTATCATGGCTCTCCCAAATTCTGGCGGTGGGTATCAGTTCACTGATGGCAACACCAATGAAATCATCATGGGCGTTCAAGCCGCCCCTCAAACAGCAACTGCAACGGCCACGCTGACCGCTGCACAAGTTACTGGTGGCATCTTGGTGGGCAATCCGTCTACCACTGCTGCTTCGTACACGCTGCCAACGGCTACGGCACTTGACGCCATGTTCAACAACTCCAAGCCCAACAGCACGTTTCGCTTGGTCGTTATCAACCTGGGTACTTCCACCGGCCTGATCACGATGGTTGTTGGAACCGGTATTACTGCGGTTGGTAACCTGGTTGTTGCCATTACCGGCAGTGCAGCGGGTGTTGGTGGTGCAGCCGAGTTCTTGTTCCGCAAGACCGGCGATGCTGCCTACACGATGTATCGCGTTGCTTAAACCAAATGGGGGCTTCGGCCCCTGTTTTTAAAAGGACACATCATGCCCAATACCCAAGCAACCGGCGTTGCATACGCTGACCCGGAATTTACGACTTGCTACGCCTCTGAGGAAATCGGCTACTCTGCCGCTGCCCAAGGTGCCGTGACGCAGTTGACAGACAAGTCCACAGGGGTAACTCTGAACAAGTCTGCTGGTCGAATTACGATGCACAACGCTGCCTTGGCTGGCGGTGCAGTCGCATCATTTATTCTGACCAATAGCATGATCAGCGCCAAAGACACCATCATTGTGACTGTTGGTAGCAATACCACTGGTAGTGCTGCTGGGGCTTACACCACATACATTTCGTATATGGCGGCTGGTACTGCGTTGATTTCGTTGCGTAATCTGAGTGCTACTTCATATTCTGAAGCGGTCGTTATCAATTTCACAGTCATTCATTGCGCAGCGTAATATGGCGGTCATCTATCTACGTCACCCGGTTCACGGTACGAAAGTGGCTTGCGCCGAAAAGGAAGCTGACTACGACGAGCAAAATGGCTGGGTAAGGTATGATTTGGATGACGTTGAGCCTCCTGCCACGGTAAACGAAATGCGGCGCCCCCGTGGCAGGCCGCGAGTTGGGGTTGTTGAACTAGGAGCATAGGTATGACCACATCTGCTGGCGACCAGATAAACGGGGCCATGCGCCTGATTGGGATGCTTGCAGAGGGTGAGACACCTTCAGCGGCAGCGTCGCAAGACGCACTGTCGGCGATGAACCAGATGATTGACTCATGGAACACTGAGCGGTTATCAGTGTTCTCTACGCAGGATCAAGTATTCACTTGGCCTGCAAGCACTTTAAGCCGCACACTAGGCCCGACGGGTAATTTTGTCGGAAACAGGCCGGTCTTGTTGGAAGACTCTACCTACTTTAGGGATGCGGCCACCAACGTCAGCTACGGCATCAAGATCATCAATCAGCAGCAGTACAACGGTATTGCTGTCAAGACGGTGACCAGCACTTACCCACAGGTTATGTGGGTCAACATGACGTACCCCGACATTGAGATGTACGTCTACCCAGTGCCGCTGCGTCCGCTGGAATGGCACTTTGTCTCAATTGAAGAACTGACCCAACCGGCAGTATTGGCGACTACGCTGTCGTTTCCGCCTGGTTACCTGAGAGCGTTCAAATACAACTTGGCCTGCGAGATTGCCGCTGAGTTTGGCGTTGAGCCAAGTCCGCAAGTGCAGCGCATTGCCATGACCAGCAAACGCAATCTGAAACGCATCAATAACCCAGATGATGTGATGGCTATGCCTTACGGCATTGTTGCCAACCGTCAACGGTACAACATCTACGCTGGCAACTTCTAATGCACACGCCCATTCTTGGTTCAGCCTATGTTGCGCGTAGCATCAACGCTGCGGCCAATCGGTGCGTCAATTTGTTTCCAGAAGCCATTCCCGCAGGAGGGTTAGAGGCTGGGTTTTTGAACAGAGCGCCGGGGCTGGAGTTCCTTCAGACTGTAGGAACCGGCCCCATCCGGGCGCTGTGGGCGCACCAGACCAACGGCACCGACTTTTATGTCGTGTCAGGCCAAGAAGTCTACAAACTGACCGGCCTGACGGCTACGCCTACTTTGCTTGGCACAGTATCTGGCACCGGCCCGGTATCCATTGCGGACAACGGCACTCAGATATTCTTTGCCTGCAACCCTGACGGCTATATTTACAACGAAGTCACCAACGTATTCGCGCAGATCACAGACCCAGATTTTGCTGGCGCGGTGACGGTGGCCTACCTTGACGGCTACTTTGTCTTCAACCAGCCTGACAGTCAGATTATTTGGGTGTCGCAATTGCTGGACGGCACGTCAGTTGACCCATTGGATTTCAAATCCTCGGAAGGCTCACCCGACGGCGTGGTAGGGATTATTGCTGACCACCGGCAACTGTGGGTGTTTGGTACTGACTCGGTTGAAGTCTGGTACAACGCAGGCTCTGCTGATTTCCCTTTGGAGCGCATCCAAGGGGCCTTCAACGAAATTGGCTGCGTGTCTGCATACTCCATAGCCAAACTGGACAACGGCCTGTTCTGGCTGGGTACAGACGCCCGTGGGCAGGGTATTGTCTATCGCGCCAACGGTTACACCGGCACTCGGGTTTCTACTCACGCTATTGAGTACGCCATTGCTCAGTACGGCAACATCTCGGACGCTATTGCATACACTTACCAGCAGGAAGGCCATGCCTTCTATGTGCTGACATTCCCGTCTGGCAACGCCACTTGGGTTTACGATGTGTCTACCCAAGCCTGGCACGAACGTGCTGGATTTGATGCGGGTCAGTTTATGCGGCACCGCAGCAACTGCCAATGCAACTTTGGTGGCAACATCATTGTTGGCGACTTTGAAAACGGCAACCTTTACAGGTTTGACTTAGACGTTTACGCTGACAACGGCGGGGTTCAAAAGTGGTTGCGTTCTTGGAGGGCGCTGCCACCCGGCGAAAACAACTTCAAGCGCACGGCACACCATACGCTGCAACTCAACGCTGAAACTGGCGTTGGGTTAAATGGATTACTTAACCCAGAAACAATATATCTTGTGACTGAAAATGAAGATTTTCTAATTACCGAAAACGATGATTTTCTAATTGCAGAACAACAAGCACTGGCAACGCAG